TCCACATCGCTTTGGCAAGTAATAAATAACTGCGATTCTGTATCAGTGATTCCTGTACCGAATATTCGTCCTACACTTCTAGGCAATGCTCTGAATCTGTCTGTTCGTTGTTTCCTTTTCATCCACTTGTCTTCAGGTTCATATTGCAGAATTGTTTCCTTATCAACGATCAGAACTTTGGTTCTTGGTTTATTGAAAAACACCATCAAAAACGGTTTGTCCTGCATCAGATATGAGTCCTTACGCGCAAGAAAATGAATGAATCTGTAAAATCCAGGCCAATCGGGATTCCATTCGTTCCAGCGTTCAACGTCAATTAACATGACCATTTCACCATTTTTCTCCACGCCTATGTCAACACCCTTCTTTCCGAACGGTTTATCCACGAAACTACCTGAGTTAGGTAGATATGATTTGATATACGCACGTAAATCCATATTTTCATGCGCCATTTTGAAAAACGCATCTATGTCCAACTGATCATCATAACTGTCTTCACGATCTTCGTATGATCCGTATTCTTTTATGTCCTTATTCGAAACTCTATTCATTTTACTTTCCTATGTATGTATTGTATTAAGTTCTTCATTTCATCAAGGTCATTAGATATTAGAATACCTTCACTCAACCCTGAAGACAATATTTCATACGTCCAGATAACCTCATTGGTGATCATGTCTTTTCTTCGTCTGATCAGTCCTAAGGTTGTTCTGAATCCGAAATCAATGTTGTGTACATCCAATTCGGGTCCGAAATATCGTTCTTTAAATTCTATCATTCAAATTGGGCTTCTGATAGATGGGCGTGCATCAAAACTCCGCCTGCCCAACAGATCGCTTCAGCGCCTTCAAGTAGAACAGATTGTCCTTCAATTGTCACAAAAACACTTCCTTCTCCCTTCTTACGGAGGATTTCTTTCGCTTGATCTACTAATTCTTTTGTGTTCATAATGCTCCCATATATCTCCAGCATGTTTGTAACCCAGATAGGTTACTTCGTTGTTTGCCGCCAAATGTTCTAACGGACGTGTACATTGATGTTGATCGAGTAACGCGTATTTTCCAACGGAATGCACCCGCAATAAATTCAATGTTTGATGTTGAATCAGGTTCTGGAATTTTCATTCTGCCTTGTACATTTCCATAACTCCCAATGCCCAAATCAGCGCATCGGTTCCACTTAAATATCTGGTTTCTTTTTTACCTGAAACCTCAACAAATCTTTTGTCCGGATTATCAATAATGTATATTGCGTGCTCGATAAGTTTTTGCTGTTTTACATTCATAATTTAGTTCTCTCAAATCAGACTCTATTATAACTCAGGTCGCCTAAATTGGCAAGCAGTTTATCTTCAATCTGAGGACCAACTATACTCCAATCAACACACTTTCTATTGAATCCATCAATCTTAATCAACGGACATCCAAATGCCGCATCGTCAACATAGATGTTTGCATACACTTTATTAGAAGAAGTCCAAGAATCCTGCTCTGGATTCCAGTTTGCGCCGTGCGGTTCTATTCCCGCCTTTCTGAGATAATCCATTGCTTGACCTAAAGTGTTTCCTGCGATCAAACGATTATCACGCATCGTAAACAGAATGATCTTTGCGCCATACGCCTGCCATATTGTCAACCAATCAAGTGCATGAGGTACAGGTTTTCCTATATCTGGGTACGCGTGATCAACAATTGTACCATCAAAATCTACTGCAATATACATAATTTGTTCCTAAATGAAAAAACCGCGTACCCTCGCATGGATACGCGGCAACTATACGGGCAGCAAGGTGACGCTATGAGAACCTATTCTTTGCCCTAGGAGATACACAATGGATAGTGTATTTGTTACAGATCAAGACCTGTGTAAATCTCGGAAATCGAATCAAACAGTTCTTCGGTTTCTTCTTTATTTTGTTGAAAATACATCGCAACAACCGCGTTCAGTTCCTTAACTGAAAATCCCCATTCTTCTCTGAGTGCAGACTTTGCTTCGTTGATATATTCGGTTTCGCCTTGTTTGCGTGTCAATGCGTTAGAAATTTCGCGAATAACACCTGAAATTTTCTTACGATCTTCTGTGGAACTTGGCATTGTAAATACTTGGTTTGTCATTATTTGTCCTCTGGTTTATAATAAAATGTTCTGGAAAAAGGTTCAATATCTCGTACTTCGGATCCTGCAAAGTCTGCTGTAATTACTACAAATCTCGCAGAAGATGCTTCGAATCCGAACCACTCGATTTTACCAAGACCAACCAAATTTTCTAATAAGACATGTAGAGCAAAAACAAATTGCGCAAAACTCTGCGATTCGTCTTCTAACTCTAAAACTGCCCGTTCAAAACTTATGATTAATCCTCGCATAGATTAAAGATCCTTGAAAAATGCCAAGGTTTCTTCATCTTCTTCATCACCCGAATCTACTAATCCGGTTGGCGCTTGCGCGGCAGAAGGTTCTGGAGTTGGGGCTTGTTCCTGTTTAGGCGCCTCAATTCCCATTACACGATTCAACTTTGCAGCAAGATCAGTGTAAGGTGTGTACGTATCGCCTTTGATAAGATCACTCAATACGTTAATTTCGTTGTAAACTTTTTCAAGTTTCGCATCAGAATCTAACAATGGAGCTGTTTCACCAACGAATTCAGATGAATCATAGTTGGTTTGACCTGCGACTTTACGAATTTTCAACTTGAAGTTCGCGCCTTCCCACATGTCGAAAGGGTCGATTGCAACATCATCCGGGAATTCCGGCGATACAGCATTCATTACTTTTTCCATGATTCTAGCACCAAAACGAAATAGAAATACTTTTCCTTCATTTGCAGGTGTAGCGGAATCTTCTACAACATACACGTTCGCGACATACTGCATACGGCGCTTTCTTGTGTGTGGATATTGTGCTGAAACGATTTTTTGTGCTTCTTCTTTACCCAGTGTGGCATAAAGTTCAGAGTTTGCATCGCACATAGGACATTTCTGATCAATCGTGGTTGGACATTCTTCAATGTACCATCCATTCTTTCCTTGATATCCATGCGAAAACATTTGAACCCATGATACTGAATCAGAGTCAGCGGGTGGTAGAAATCGGATAACGGCGTACCCATTTCCTTTTTCATCACGTTCAGGATAATAAAATCTTTCATCCTTATCGTAAGTTTTTTTGCCTCCAGATTCTAACTGTTTGGCCAGATCAGCAATATTGCTGCGCTTCTTTTTTAGGTTTTTAAACGACATTCCTTGTCCCTTTGTTGTGTTTTAAAATTTGTCCTTTGTGACACTCTGGTCTATTGTGGACTTCTTAACTTATTGGTTAACCCCTTTATACGTTTTGGATCATACTGAATAAATGGGGCATAGTTATTTATATCAGTAATTTTCTTGTTCCAAATTAAATCGTCCTTATATTTCCTTGTTAAAGGTTTGACGAATCCTATCGTATTATCTAACAGAATGAAAGTTTCCTTGTCGATAACTTCTTCCATCATGAATCGAAATATGATTGGATGTTTACGTGGATTATACTCGAAAATGTCTTGAATGGCAAGCGTTCTTTCTTGACAAAACGAAATAATATTCTTTATATCCTCCTCGTAATTCTTATATAACTGATTCAAACGTATTCGCCAATTAAGGTAAGTTTCGTTTGCACCGTCATAATCATCTATGAATGTGCCGATCCACATATCATTTTTCTCCACAAAATTTGCAACCATAAAGGATGCTATCTGTTTTGAATAAACTTTTTGTCCTACACGTTCGAAAAACTGTGTGTCATTTCTCTTTAGATACGATTCATAAGTGACCTTAACCAGTCCATGATATTTGAAGTAATCGTATTTGCTATTGAAATGAGATTTTATCGCAACATATATTTGGAAAACCTCATATCCGGATGTTGCCATTACCAATCATAGTCATTGTCTGACAGATGATCAAATGTGTTTTGAGGTTGCATGAATTCGTGACTCATTTCCGCTTCAGGATATGCCGCTTTCGCTTCGTCCTCAGTCTCAAATGTATCAACGAAACACTTCATTGATTGTCCTGCCAGTACGGAATTCTGTGGGTAAGTGCTCCACCCGTGAACCACAATTACTGTGTTGTAACCTTCGTCCCGCGCTTCCATTGTCATGTATTCGTATTTCATTATTCAGTTCTCTCTCAATTCAGACTAGATTATACCAGAATTCATGGATATTGGCAAGCGTTATCGCATGTGGAATTTATCG